CGCGCTGCCCGGCGCCGGGGTTTTCTCGGTCCAGAAGACCGGCAGGCCCAGCAGCGTGCCCGGCAGGCCGGTGGCCGCGTTGGGCGCCCACACGTAGGAGGGATTGCCCGCCGGCCCGTTGAGGGTGATGATTTCGTCCATCAGTCCCTGGTTGATGACCCACACGCCGCTCCCGCCGGTGGCGAGGAACGCGGCCCGCATGCGAGCCAGGTCGGTGTAGGTCACGTGGCCGGCCTTGGCCGTGCGCGCCACCGACACGATGCACGGCGAGTTGAGCACGCCCAGCGGCTGCCCCACGCCCGTGCCGGTCAGGAACGCGTCGTCTTCCATCCAGGCCACGCCGCCGGCGAAGCCCATCGGGCCGGAGAAGAAGTCATTGAGCGAGATGGCCGCGTCATCCACCAGCGCGTTGGGCGCGCGGGTGTAGCCAATCAGCTCGCGGGCGGTGAGCGTCACCGCCTTGAACTTCGGGTCGCTCTCGGTCTTCTCGGCGCCCTCTTCCTGCCAGTAGAACTGCAGGCCACCGAACCAATGCGGCTTGCTGGCTGTGGTCCCGGACTGGTCGAGCACCGGGATGTCGATTTGCCGGCGCGTCATGCGGATGATTTGGGCGCGGGGACGCACGATGGCATCTTCCGGCGACACGCTCATCAGCTCGGTGCGCTGCTCGACGGGAATCAGATACCCGCCATCCTCACCGACGTTGCCCGACATGTCCTTGGCCTCATGCCCGCCGGCCTTCTCCTCGTCGAAGTAGACCAGGCGCGGGTCGGGGCCTTTGGTGTTGCGCGGGTTCTCGGCCTGCCAGATGGCATGCAGGAACTCGCCCAGGTCGGCGAACTTGCGCGAGCCAGGGACCTGACGGCCCGCCAGCGCGTCCATCTCGCCGATGCGCTCCGCGGCGACGTCCAGCACGTCCTGGGCCTGGATGACCGATTCTTTGAGCTGTTCGGCTTCATCCATCAGCCCGCGCGCCTTCTGCGCCGCGTCCGGGTCGGTGCCCTCCTCGACGAGGCGAATGGCCTCCTCGTAGAGCGCCTTGGCCTTGCCCACCCGGTCCTTGATGTTCAGAGAGAGAGTCATTGAAGTGCCTCCAATGTGGCTAATGCCTCACGAGCGTGCGCGAGCAGGTCCGCCTCATCGGTGGGTGCCTCGCCAACCGACGGCCCGGCCCCCTCGTTGGGGGTGGGTGTCTGGCCCTCGGGCGGCCCGGCCTCGGCCTCCTCGTCACGGGATGGGACAGCGTCGGCTACCGTGTCGTCTTCGACGTGAGCCGTCCCGGATGATGTGATGGTGATGTCCGTCACAGCCGCGCGCACCTTGGTGGCGTTCGGGCCGTGACCGGCGAAGAAAATCCAATCCATCGACCAGACCGGCAGCGGGCGCAGCGCCAGGTCTTCGGACAGGCGCTCCCGAATGAGCACGATGATGTCATCGACCAGCCCCAACAGGGTGGCGTGCTCGTCACCGTCGATGTAGCCGTCTTTCAGGTAGAACCCGGCGCAGCTGGTCAGCACGCTTTGCACGTCGGCCACCAGGGCGTCGCCCAGGCGCGGCTGCGGGCCATCGGGCGTGTACTCTTTGGCTTCGGGCGCCGGGTCCTGCGTCTCTTCCTGGTCCGCCGCGCCCGCGCCGTCGTCTGACTTGACGGCCACCGTCGATGTGGCCGGGTTCATACCCCAGACTACGGGCGAGTATTCCCACAGCCGGATTTCGCGGATGTTGCGCACCGTGCGCGGCCGGCCGTCCACCTCGACCTTGGTGTAATCCGCCTTGCCGACGATGTCGAAGCCGATGCTGTACTCGCTGACGGCCCCGGACGCGATGCGCTTGAAGACCTCGGCGCCCGCCTGCGTGTCGAGCAGATACTGGGTCTTGGTCCACAGGCCGCCGGTGGCGTCCGGGTATTCCGTCAGGATGTGGGCGGGCAGCTCCTCGCGCCCGACCTCACGCATCTCCAGTGGCTTGCCGATGACGGCCATCAGGTCCCAGTTGTTGTGCGAGTTGAGGACCTTCACCCGCCCCGCCCGCTCGGCCAGCGTCTTGGCGAACGCGCCGGGATGGATGATGTCGTCGCCGTCGTCCACGATGCCGAAGACCGACACAATCGCCTCGATAATCCCTTCGGCCTCGTCGACGTTCAGCAGCGCGCCGGGCTGCGCCTTGTGGATGCGCTCCGCGGCGGCGGCTTTCGTCTCCGCGGGCCCCGCCTTGCGCCGGCCGCGCTTGGGCGGCTCGTCGTCGCTCTCGTCGTCGTCCGGCTCGGGCTCAGGCTCGAACACCATCTCGGCCGGCGCGTCCTCTTCCGGCGCCGGGTCGAGGCGCAGCACGGGCACACCCCCGGCATCCGTCAGAAGCCGGATAGCCTCCGCCGCCTCGACCAGCCGCCCGCGATAGGCGTAGATGAACGGGCGCCCCCCGCCGCGGCTCACCGCGCAGACGGCATCCACCAGCGCCGTATGCTCGACCGCCGCGCGCTTGGCCTCGCCCGCGTCGCGCGGGGAGGCGATGACCGCCTCCCGCCCGTTTCGGTATTCCGTGACTGTGAACATGGCTCACTCCTCCACGACCGGTAGCTCGGAGCACCGGCAGTTAGCAATCTCGGACAGCGGTGCCCCGCGGGCCCCGTCCAACGGATGGTCCATCTCATACCCGCCCACGACGAACGACTCGCCCAAAGGCTTGCGCTGGCCGTCGGCGGCCTCGTGCGATGGGCGCTGGCGCCCGTCAATCGTGGCGCTCCATTCGTGCTCCTTAACGCCCCACTCGTCGAACAACTGGTGGTTGCCCACCGACAGGGAGCGCATCGTCTCCGTGCGGGCGATGACCTCGCGCCGGTGCTGGGGCATCCGCTCGGAAAACCAGGCGAAATCCTCCGCGCTCACGTCGCCCTCGCTGTACTGGGTGAACAGCAGTTCGAGCCGGTCTTCCATCTCGGAGACCGTCCAGCCTTCCTCGAGCGCCTGGCCCAGCATGACCTGGATGTCGCCCTTCGTCGTGTCGTTGATGTCCTTGGCAAACTGCAAGACGTACCGCTCGAACCACGCCTCGCCACGCAGATTGCGCACCGTCCACGCCACGCCCAACTGCGTCGCCCACGCCTCGCCGGCTTCGTTCATCACGCCTTCCATGAGCGGGATGAACAGCTCGCGCCAGTGCTCGGCGCCCAGGCCCTCGAGGTACTCAAGGATGGCCTGCTCAATGGCGCGCCAGCGGATGGACGCCTTGCGCCGGCGCGCCGCCTTGGCTTCCTCGCCGACGATGAGCAGCACTTCGCGCCGATCGTGCTCGAAGCCGTCCGCCGCCGCATCGCCGTAGCGCGCTTCCCAGTCGGTGGCTACGCCGTCCATCTTGAGCGACATGGCCGCGCGGTCGTAGGCTTTCAGCCGCCGGCCCGTCCCGTTGCGGCGCGCCTTGTCCCCGCGCTCGTCTTCGGTCGCGTCGGCGTTCTCGCCGGCCTGTTCGCTCTCGCCCGACTCGCCCACGCCGGGCTGCTCGAGCGCCCCGGCGGGCACGACGGCCATCGGCAGGTAGCCGGTATCGCCCGTCGGGATGGCCGGGGCCGGCAGGCCCACCGTGCGCAGCGCCTCATTGGCCGGCACGCCCATCTGCCACATCCGCCACGCCGCGTCGGCCAGCGACACCACGTCGCGCCGCAGGGCGGGCACCTGGGCCCGGTCGAAGTCCATGAACGCGCCGTCGGGGCTGGCCAGGTAATAGCGCGCCTCGTCGGCGATGAGCATTTGCTCGGGCACCAGCGTGTCTTCCCAGGTGGCCTGGCGCGCCTGCTCGTAGTTGGAGTAGGTGCCATGCTTGAGGCCCACCCGCGCGCCAATCAGAATCGGCGCCACGCCGAACGGCCCCAGGATGCGCGACTCGTTGCGCTCGTCGAGCGCCTCGAAGCCCATCTCGTTGAACGTCGGCGACAGACGCTGGTACTCGCCGCTCTGGTCCAGCACGCCGACCTCGCTCCAGTTGTCCACCCCGCCGTATTGCTCCTGCCAGCGCCGCTTAATGCGGGCTATCTGGTCGTCATCCAGCGGGATGCTGGCTTTA